GTGGCGCTCATTACTTCACCTCCAGTGTGACAACTTCGAAGCGGAACGCTGGATTTGTTTCTGATGCTTTTGCGTTTAACTCATCGCACATTATTTTTGCGGCAACGAAGTCGCTGAACTTGAACACCTTGATTGTTTTTGAACCAATCTGATTGTGCTTTCTAATCAGATGATGCTTGAACTTTGCTTCCATCTCGACCCTCCCTTGAGTCTTGCGGGGTACTTCCCCGATAAAGCAAGTCTAAGATGCGGCGCTACCCGATTGCCACAATCCTTTTTAGGCGTGAATAGCAGTGTTTCGGGTGGGGAGCATCCCTGCGAACTGAAAGCCCCAAGGAAATCGCCCGCAGGAATACTCAACCCGTGTCACGAGGCGGAGAAGGAGAACACCCCGCAACACGGTCAGGCTAAATGTTCGACTGCATCCTGTCCACTACCAAGAACACGCATTGATTGAACCATTGCAACTGGAACGGAAAGCACACAATCATATTGCTCGTAACTATTCAACGATTGCGAAAGAACAATGTGATCAGGCTTTATTTCTGGCAACAAAATCCCGCACGAAACAACTACACAAGGGTTTGTGTCAATATCGCTTTTCTCAATCCAAGTATTTGTATCTGCGTGCGCATCGTGCCAAACAATTTCTATGAATGTTGCCATAACTCACCAACCTTCTTTTTTCCTATCCGCACAGAACACTGGCGCTTGAATAGTGATATTTCTTTCAGGTGTGACAATAGCCAAAGCCTGCTGAGGTTGCTCGAAACCAAAGCCCATCAACAAGGCGTACTCATCAAAACCTTTCATCGAACCGTTCACAACCATCGAAGGTGTCGAAATGTATTGATGCCAATGTCCTAGCCAAAGAGTTTGAAACGATTTCCCTGTGACCATATAGCGCTGGTGCTTCCTCGCACGCATCCGCATAATCGGCGGATAGATGCCACCGATACCGCCACCGCCAGAAACTTGATCGCCGTGTGTAATTAAATGACCGTGTTCATAAATCTGAATTAAAGCATCGGCTGATTCCGGAATGGTGAAGGTCACTCGTTTGTCTTTTGTGAAACTTCGTTCAACCATCTTGGCAAGTAGCCAGTCGAAGTTTGTTTTGACTCGTTGCTTCATTCGAGGCTTTCGAGTTGTCCTGCCGTGATTACCAACTACCGAAACCACATGGCATTTCTTAAACTCGGTTGCGAGTAGTTCGACTGCCGCCGAAACTTGCTCAGCCCAGAACAGTAGTGAGCCAATCATCGTGTCCTCGTTAGTCAGCGCAAGTTCCTCGTGGATATCGCCAGAGAAAATGTCTCCACCGAGAATTACTACAACCCCGTCATAGGTGACACCCGAAAGATAATGCCGAGAAAGTTTGATCACATTCTGTGTCCACCTCTCTAAACGCATCACCGCAATCTCACGGTTGTAAGCGTTTAAGCCTTCCATCTCCTCTGGATTAACAACCTCATCAAAGTGTGTATCGGAAAGCATCACAACTAATGTCGCTGCGTGCGTTTTAGGTTTCGCAGGCGCAAGCCAAATCGGAGGCTTTACGGAAAGCCCATCAACCTGATCAACAACTGAAAGCGCTTTCTCTAACTCATCGAGTTTCGTTTGAAGTCGAACATTTTGGTTGGCGTAAGTGTCACGCTGTTTCCTTAGCCGCAACAACTCCCCGCTGCTCTCTACCTCTAACGCATCATTGATTTGATCGCCTAAGCCCATCAGATACCTTCCCTGTTTCGCCAACGAATAATCGCTGTGCGTGAAATATCGCAACCATTTTCCTTAAGTACCTGTGAGATGACTGATGCCGAGATTGTTGGATTACGCAAAGCGCACACCAAGTCCTCTCTGTCCTCTCCTTGCATTGATTGAATCGCCAGATCAACTGATGATTTTAACCCACCGCCATTAACTGGCGTTGCCTCGATCTGCTGTAGCAGTTTTCCCATAGTCACCTTCTCTGTGATCTTGAATATGTGCTTCTAACTTGTCATCTACCTTGTTCAACCCTTTATAGATCATACGAAGTTGCATCTGAACAACTGCGTGATCTTCACGGTTTTCCTTTCGTGCTTCCTTTGTCTCTTTCTTAAATGATTGCATGAACCCGACAACAATGCCACCAAGTGTCGTAATACAGGCGACAACTATTGAAGCGGCACCCAAATCCATTTATGCACCTACAACCACTTGCGCAGGCGGATTCGCCACAAAAACAGCCTTAATCTGCTCAGACGATTTCTTGCCATCCACTTCAACATGAAACCAATCTCCATTCGGTGCGCCATGAACAGTCTCCTTTGTGTACTTTTGCCAAGCCATATCACGGTCACACTTCGAGGCACGCCCGTGCGGTGCGGGGAAATAGTCAATAATCATTTCGATACCTAAAGCGTCAGCGTGCTTGACGAGATAATCCATCGCCTCCATAGCGTGCTTGCGGCCACCCTTAGCAACGCCACGCTTCCCGTCACCCATATTGCGCCACGAGATATCTGCGGCACGACCAGTTGCGTGAACGCTTAACGATTCTTTGCCACGCATATTTCGAACACCCCAACTGCCATTGTTCCAGAGGGCAGGCGAATACGCCTTGAATAGTTCACGCATCAAAGCGGTTAGTTGCGGATGTTCACCTGCGGCGGCACCATCCTTGTTTCCGGTGTACGGGCGTTTCACTTAGCAACCTTTTTAGCGGCAATCTTTTTCGGTGTAGCACCAAACGCCGCATCGATCTCGTCAGCAGTAAGTTTCCCATCAACGCTTGCACGAGCCAAAGACTCGACAACTTTGAACACGGAGACTGCGCCAGCGAGTGCTGCAGCCTTCCAAATCTCTAACTCTGGTGCAATAACGCTCGCACCTGTAATCACACCCAACGCATTAGTAAGAAATAACGCAACAATTCTTCCTGCGACATCTTGAGCCTTTTTCATTCTTGATCACCTTTCCTTAACATGGTTGCCACAAAGTGTACTAGCACGGTCAAACAGGTAATCCATAAAGCCTGCCGCAAAGTTGTTCCAGACAAAGTAAGCAACACCAAGCCCGTGCCAGCCCACACCCAAGCGTTCTCAATTAAGTATTCATGCAATTTTTTCATTTACGCCTCGCAGGTGCAGGTGAAGGTAGAGCAACAAGAATTGTAGTGCCTGCAATAATTGTGCGCCGCACCGCCACATTCACATTCGAACCTAACGGCACATAAGTACTGAATCCGCTATTACCGAAAATGTTTAGCGTGTCCTCAAATGCTTCCTTAACTTCGTTAGGAACATCAGGATTGTTCATAGCGTCTGCGATAACGCTTGCCATTGACTCAGAGAGTTGCGCAGGTTCGATCTCCTCGAATAGTTCTTGGGCCTGCTCGCCAGTAATTGCTGTCAGTACCTCAGCAGAGGCAACTAACTGCTCGGCTTGTGCGCTTGATAAATCGGCTTCAAGAATCTGCTCTACAACCGCTTGCACTTCCTCTGGGGTCGAATCAGCCAAAGCCGAAAGCGCCTCAACAAACTCCTCCTGCGTTAAAGGCTCATCAGGCTCTATTAGAGGCAGGAAAGTCTCAGGGGGTGTCTCTACCGTGTTTGTTGTTTCGGGTGCGTTAGGGAGGCTTAGAACAGGTGCTAGCGAGGTTTCTGGAGGTAGGTTCACGATTGTTACGGGAGCAACGGTTTCGGGAGGTGCGGCTTCCGTTACTGGCGGGGAAGGCTCGGTGACTGGAGGTAAAGCCTCGGTTGCGGAAGGTACAGGTTCGATAGCGGGCGGAGGTGGAGCAGTAACCTGAACAGATGAAGTTGTTTCTGGGATTGTTGTTGTTGTTTGTGGTTGTGCCGTTGTGGTTGTTGCAACGGTTGATGGAGAAATAGATGAACTTGTTGTGGTGGTGCTTGCTGGCATCTCCGTTGTCGTGGTACTTGGTTCTGTGGTTGTCGTTTCAAGCGTGGAAGTCGTTAAAGGCGTCAAAGGCTCATTTGTAAAAAACTCAGGCTGGACTATTTCCCAACCACGCCCGTCAATGTTCCACGCAAACATAAAGCAAGTGCCGCCACCGTTCTCATAGAACCACGCATCAACGGCCTGAGTTCCCGCATCTATTTCGATCAGCCCTGTCTCAGTAGCCGAACAACCTTGATCTTGCCAGACACCAAACTCCTCTATACCTATCTTGATTGTGCCACCGTCATCTGACGCAATCCAAAACTCGATCGTGTCGTGTACCGGAATCTGAAGGTATCCCGTGTAATGCAACATGAACGAATCCCAACCACAATCACCAAACAAGTTTTGCTCATAATCCCAAGTCGCATTAATAAACGGTTCAATACTGCTACCGCACAACGGGTAAGCAACATCAGACTTCGTTGGTGGTATCTGATCTATTTGATACCCACGAACCAGCAAACCAACCTGTGATGCCTCTGCAGGCTGTGGTGCAAACAATGCAAATAGGGCTACAGGGAGAAAGATCAGCCAACGAGACTGAAACACATTACGGCTCTACGGGTTCAACTGTTTCAACTGGAATAATTTTTATTGGTGGTGCAACAAATACATCTGCGTCAGCGTCATAAGTAAAACCAATTCCAGCATAAGTACCACGAAAATTATTGTTGTATGAAGTCTCTAACCATTGACCGTCAAGACCCAATGAAGCAATAAAGGCTTGACCAACTGGTTCAGATTCAGGAAATGGCAAATCGTCACAATCACTGTTCGCAACAACAATCACATTCTGAACAATATTTTCATCATCTATCAACGCAAAGTGTGCCATATCAAATCCTATATCTCACATAAACAACGCCACTGCCACCGTTACCTGATGCTGAACCAGAACCGAACATTGATGTACCGCCACCACCTGATGCAGTGTTTGCTGCTGCAGCGACACCAGTCTCACGATAGTTACCACCACGCCCACCAATAGATGAACCTCCAGCACCGCCAGTTGCATCATATGAGCCACCGCCACCGCCACCGCCCTTGAACAAAGATGAACCACCAATAAATGTATTTACTTGAAATCCAGCACCACCAGCACCGCCATCATTACCTGATGCGTTTCCACCTACTGCACCTGAACCACCACCACCACCTGCTGGATAAAGCAAACCTGCACCGCCACCATATCCAAGAGGAATGATGTTGTCATAACCTGCACCACCAGCAGAACCACCGCCAGTTATCCCACCACCACCACCACCTTGAGAAAGAATGTATCCAGCAACATAACTTGCGCCACCACTGGCATAAGGAGAAGCACCGCCAGCGCCAACGGTTATCGTTGTGTTCGTTGAAAGATAAACACTGATAGCGACTCGTGCGCCTGCACCACCACCACCACCAGCCTGGGTGCTGCCACCAAAGTTGCAAGGTGCGCCAGCACCACCACCAGCGAACATCAATACATCAAAATATCCAGCCCGTGTAATAGTAAGCGTGCCAGTTGCGTTGAACTGCAAATACTCATAATCCACTGATGAAATAGTTACTGGTGTTGGCGCACCAATTCCACCTGTTGCTGTTCCATATCCACTGACACCGCCTGCAGCCTTACCCCAATTAGAAACTATGGGAGTAGCACCAAGCGTGCGCTGTGCGTAGCGTGTCATGGTTACGCCGTAATTCTGTTTACGAAACCAAAAATCTCAATCTTGCTTGCAGCCGAAGCAAACGCAGTAACAGTTGTAGCAGCAGAACCAGTACCACGCAAAATCAGACCAGCACAAACCAAAACAAGACCTGATGGTGTTGCAGCAATACTTTGCTGAATAATGTCTTTCGTTACCGACACACCACCAAACTCAACTGTCAATGTTCGTGCAGCAGAATCCGTGTTCACCGCATACAACCAAATCTCATCCAATGTAGTTGCGCTAGTTCCTGTTGCATGAATTGTTGTTCCAAGTGTTGCTGTTGCAACAACGGTGATGCCTGTTCCGTTTGTTGAACCGCTTAGGATTTGTTTACTAAATGTTGCCATGTTTTTCCTTTACCCGAATACTTGTGAACTTAGAACAAACTGATCATCCTCACCGAGAGCAGCCCACGCTGTGCCAGTGTAATAAAGCAAACTGTTTGCATCAGAAATATAACAAATCATTCCTTCACTAAGTGTCGGCTCACCTGCACCACCGAAGGCTGCATCACGGGCTGCTGTGCTAGCAAAAACCATCACAGCCTGATCCATCAGAAATGTATTGACCTGTGCTGCAGTAAGTACAGCCCCACTGGTAAAGAGTTTTGCGCCTGCGCCTGCCATAGTGCCTCCTAGTGTAACACCCTATGTTAGTGCGTTTGTAGAGTCCATCACACCAAACTCGGCATCATCAAGGGTGAACGGATAAAGCAGATCAGCAACAGCAAGCCCATATTCAACCGTATGCGAACTAGGTGTGATCATATGACGGATATTTTCAATGCTGTATTCCTTAGTCACGCTTGCTGGAGTTCCGGTGGGATAGGTGCGTGTAATGCTGACAACATCGGCAATTTCGATAGCGGTTAAAGTTCCTTGATTCCCAGTACTCAACGGATTGTAAATCGTCTGCAATTTATCGAACCTGTATTCAGGCAACTTATATCGATCAAGCAAATCGGTTGCCAGAGTTAAGGCTGCGGCGTCATCTACTAATAGCAGGCCTGAAAGATTAAGTGTTGAAATACCGTACTCGGTTTGTGATGCAACATCATTAACAGTTTGATCTGTTCCACCTTCAACGGTACAGACCACCTTGTTGTATAGGAACTCTTGACCGTACATAACAGACAGGCTGGTGTAAGGAAGGTTTGAACCAGTATCAGTGAAGTATGCGCTCGGTGTAGCAAATGAGGCGGCAATACGGTCAGTAAAAGTTAGATCACCATTCGCCGCAACAAAGAAATATCCTTGTTCACTCGAAGCAACGGATTGCAGATAGGTGAGAACATTCGTATTGCTTGCGATATCGAAGGTTGCGCCACCACCTAATGTTGCTGAACCTGTATCTATGTCTCTAGTTGCTGGATAGCCCACTTCAGGTAGATCAAGAATTGTCGAAACTCGTGTGCCAGATAATTCCTGTGTAGGCGTTAAAGCGTTCTCTGTAAATGTATTTGCTAATAGCACGAAGTCATCTGAGGCTGTGATAGTTACATAACTGTTCTCGCTAGTTGCGTTAGGTCTGTTCGGCTCATATGAAACATCAATGTCCGTAATACGCCCTGTGAACAAAGCGACACCATCGGAAACAACAGTTACTTTTCTGCGTGGGGCTACACCAGAAACACCAAGTACGCTGTTCCAATATGGGGAACTTTCGTTGATTGGATCAAACCTGCGATCACGGTTCAACAAAGTAACGCTAAATGTTCCAGCGTTGAAGTTCTGCAACTGGTCAGATCGACCACGAGAAATAGAAATCTCTTGCGCATAAGCCGAAACATCATCACCGATTAGCGTGCCGTCAAGATAATCCTCATCGAGTACACCAAGCGCCGCATCATCAAGAGTGAAAGGATTTACAGGAAAACCCAACTCCATAAAAATCTGGACATCTTCACCCCAAGCCATCACAGCCATAACTATGCAACCTTAAGTGGTAGCGCACCATTTCTGCGCTGATATCGAGTAAGCACATCAACGATTTCGTCACCAAGTTTTGCAGGGTCAGTTCCCATTCCGGCATTGATAGTTACATTCACAGTCATACCTGAATCAAGACGATCAAGAGGAATCACCGCTTCTGGTCCAGCCTCACCGATAAGCGCACGGGTTGGTCCAGTAACAATTCCACCCGTTGCAAACGGCGTGAACCCACTAAAAATTGAGAAATCCATAGCATCAAGATTTGCTTGAACTTGTGCCTCGGTTAAACCGAAAGCGTTAGTGCCACCTTGATTTGTATAACTAAATAAATCATCGACAATTCCTCCACTAACGCCACCAGAAATAGGTTTATTCACTAACGCTTCAGCCGCAGCCGCAGCCGCAGGCTTTACACCTTTTCGGGCTTCTTGTGCTTTTTCCTCTGC